CGAGGCACTCGCTGGTGCAGATAGTCACTATTCTATGCTCATATCGGAGGCGTGGAAGGTCGTTGAGGAAGCCTCACAGACACAAGCGTTGTCAAATAAAACAGCAGCATTAAAACTTATTGCAGATATTCAGCAGAAGCAGATTGATATGCTTCAAAAGGCTGGCCTAATTGAGAACAATGAGATTGCCGATCAGATTATTGAGACGGAGCGTAAGCAAGAGGCTCTAGTTTCTATTCTAAAGGACGTGGTTTCTGACTGTCCCACCTGTAAAAAGGAAGTATTTTCTAGGCTCAGTGAGGTCACTGGCAAGGTTGAGGGCTACTAGTGTTTGATGACTTTATTAAAGCACTTGATGGTGACGAGTTTGAGGAATTCCCAGTAACAATTGAAGAGTTTACCACTAGTGATAAATACTTAAGACTACCACCGCTTTCTGAGTATCAGTATCAGTGCATCAAGGCAATGACACAGATTTATAAAAAAGAAACTTTGATAAGGCTTTTTGGTGAGCAAGAGGGAACTAAAAGATATAAGCAAACATGTAACGAGGTTATTCTACAACTAGGCAAAGGGTCTGGCAAGGACTACATGTCTACGGTTGCTATGTCTTATTTAGTCTACCTATTGCTATGTCTAAAAGATCCAGCAAAGTATTTTGGTAAGCCACCTGGTGATGCTATTGACATCATTAACATTGCTATTAACGCAGACCAAGCAAAGAATGTTTTCTTTAAAGGCTTTAGAAGAAGAATTGAAGACTCTCCTTGGTTTGCTGGTAAGTACAGTGTTACTGCACAAGCAGTAACATTTGATAAATCAGTTACTTGTCACTCAGGCCACTCCGAAAGAGAATCTTGGGAGGGATACAACGTTATATGTGTCATCCTTGACGAAATCTCTGGCTTTAGTATGGAGTCTACTTCAGGAAGTGATCAATCAAAAACCGCACAAGCAATCTATGACATGTATAGGGCTTCGGTAGACTCACGGTTCCCTGACTTTGGAAAGGTTATTCTGCTTTCATTCCCACGATTTAAGGGTGACTTTATCCAACAAAGATATGAGTCGGTTATTGCAGACAGAGAGATAGAAGTTAAGACTCATGAATTTAAAATTGATGATGAGTTGGATGATTCTATTCAGGAAAACAAGTTTGAGATTGAATGGCAAGAGGATAATATTTTGTCTTATCGGTTCCCAAGAATCTTTGCTTTGAGACGAACTACTTGGGACGTTAATCCGACTAGAACAATTGAAGACTTTAAAAGATCATTTTTCACAAACCCAATAGATGGACTTTCTCGTTTTGCATGTATGCCACCAGATGCAGTAGATGCATTCTTTAGATCAAAAGAAAAAATAGAAACGTGTTTCAGCCAGCCCTATAATGGTGTGGATGAGTCTGGTAGGTTCTATGAATGGTTCCAGCCATACGAGGATAAAGAATATTTTATGCACGTTGACTTGGCTCAGAAGCATGACCATTGTGCTGTGGCCTTGGCCCACGTTGATAGATGGGTAAGTATCAAAACATTTTTAGACCATGAAGTTGTCAGCCCTGTAGTAGTTATTGATGCTATTAGATGGTGGACACCAACAGCAGATAAAACTGTAGACTTTTCAGAAGTAAAACAATATATTGTAGATGTTAGATCTCGCGGATTTAATATTAGAAAAGCAACGTTTGATAGGTGGAACTCACACGATATTCAAAGCGAGTTGAGAATGTCAGGAATCAATACGGAAACATTATCTGTTGCTAAAAAACATTACGATGATATGGTAATGCTTATTGGTGAAGAAAGAATTATCGGCCCCAGAGTGCCACTTTTAATAGATGAGTTGACGCAGTTAAGAATTATTCGCGGCAAGGTAGATCACCCTAGAAAAGGCTCTAAGGACTTGTCTGATGCGGTCTGTGGGGCTATATATAATGCTATTAGTGGCACAAGAAAAGAACCTAAAGAAGTTGAAGTACAGTTTCACACATATAAACAATTTGTTAAAGACAATAGAAGAGAAGAAATAAATAAGCAAATTGAAAAAGAAAACATCATTAGGGGGCCACAAAAGAATAATGATGATTCAGACCAATATTTTGGAAGAATTGGATTGGTATAGTAGTGGAAATTACTTGGCAAGGTAAAGAAAAAATGATACTAGACCTGCTGGCGCGTGATGGAGATATATGCTTCATTTGTAAAAAAGATTTTGGAAAAAAAGAAAAGAAAACAATAGATCATTGGATACCAATATCTAAGGGTGGCACTTGGGATCTACCTAACCTAAGACTCGCACATCGTGAATGTAATTTTTGGAAAGGGGATCGTGTTCCCCTAGAGGATGGAACAATTCCAGATAAACCACCAAAGAAAAGTTCAGTAAAAAATAATAAAAAAAAAGATAGACCCGTTGTGTGTTCAACATGTATATCTGGAAGAAAATTAATGCATGGCCAGCAGTGTTCTTCTTGCAATTCTGGACCTAAGCCTATAAAATATCCTAGTTGGGCAAAAAGAAAAACGGTAGAGTGTGATCATCAAACCTACCATTGTTTTGCATGTATACTTGGATTCGTCAAAAGGAGCGCATGATGGATTTTGCAGATGAAATGATAGAGGCGATGATAGAGCGCGGCTATCTAGTGCAAGTTGGATTTAACAACATGGGAGAACCTCTATATAGGCTCACAGAAAGATTTCATATAGAGCACGCTGACGTGGTTGAAGAAATAAAACTTAATGAGTCTGATATTGTTTCTTCCCTGTGGTTTAAAAATTTTATAGATATTAGAATGAATGAAGAAGGAACCTCATACATATACTTGACGGATAGGTCGGAGGATTGGTACACTTCTGATGAACTTACAGAAGAAGAAAAATCAATGATGTACATCCTCTATACGACAGGATACTTTGATGACTTTAAAGACAGACGATAGAAACGTAACAGACTTTTATAAATATTGGGACGTAGAGGCAATTAAGGCAAATCTAGATACAAAAAGAAATGATTTTGTAGTAGTTGTTGAAAGAATAAATGGTGATTTTAATTTCTCTACAATTGTGAGAAATTGTAATGCTTTTCTTGGAAAGAGAGTGGTGCGCTGTGGGATTAAAAAATGGGACAAGCGTGGAGCGGTGGGTACGAACCATTATGAACATGTGGAATATTCCGATTCCACTATGGACGTTCTTAATCAGTATAGGAACGATGGTTATCGTATCGTTGCCATTGATAATGTGGGAGACGCAAAAGTAGTTAATGAATATTCTTGGGTTGCTAAGTCTGTTATGGTTTTTGGTGAAGAGGGACGTGGACTATCGGATGAAGTATTAGCATTTGTCGATGATATTGTATACATTGAGCAATACGGATCTGTTCGTTCTCTAAATGTAGGAACCGCAAGTGGAATTATTATGTACGACTATTGTTCGAAAGTGGTATAATTCTTTTATGGCAGATAACATTCCTACAGATGCTATGGCTGGCAATGCTCGCCGTGGCTTAGAACTAAGACAAAAGTATGGTCGCGGCGGCACAATGGTTGGCGTCGCTCGTGCAAGAGACCTTGCCAACAAAAAGAATCTTAGTGATGACACAGTTTTAAGAATGCATTCATTCTTTTCACGTCACGAAGTAGATAAGCAAGGAAGAGGCTTTAACGCAGGTGAGCCTGGATATCCTTCAAATGGCCTTATTGCTTGGCTACTTTGGGGTGGAGACTCTGGAAAATCTTGGGCAGAGTCTAAGCGTAATGCTATAATGAGACGCAGAGAACAGAAGATGTTTAAAGGCACAGGCTTCGACCTATCGAATATTGATTATAAAATATAGACCCCCATATGCCAGCATTCCAGAAATTCAGTAGCCCTTCAGTGCAGTGAATATATCTTAGGATGGTGTAGTTACCCGCTGGCATATGGGTTTTATCTTGACACGGTAAGAACGAATAAGTATAATAAACACTATGCACAATGCGGGATCGTCTAACGGCAGGACAGTAGACTTTGGATCTGCTTATCGGGGTTCGAATCCCTGTCCCGCAGCGTAATTTAATGATAAAATAAATATATCAAACTAGGAGGATCTGTGGAAACAGCACTCATGGAAAATACAACAGAATCAGCAAGCGTAACGCTTACAAAGTTAGATCGTTGTGACTCTGGTAATTGCCCTGCACAAGCATTCGTACTAGTTAAGTTTATAACTGGAGAACTTCTTTTCTGCGGTCACCATTTTAATAAGTTTGAAGCCTCGTTAATTAAACATGCATATGAAGTCATAGATACTAGAGATGACATTAATGCTAAGTCTGAATCATCTGCATAGATGATTTATGGGGCGGTGGCGCAGTCGGTTAGCGCAGAACTCTTATAAGGTAAAGGTCGTGGGTTCAAGTCCCACCCGCCCTACCAAGCCTTCGTAACTCAGAGGATAGAGTAGTGGACTTCTAATCCATTAGTCGCAGGTTCGAATCCTGCCGAGGGCACTACGCGACTGTTGCATAATGGTAGTGCCTCTGCCTTCCAAGCAGATAGTGCCAGTTCGATTCTGGTCAGTCGCTCCAAGCCTCAGTAACTCAGTTGGCCAGAGTAGCCGCCTTGTAAGCGGCAAGTCATCGGTTCGAATCCGATCTGAGGCCCGTATGGTCCTTTAACTCAGTGGTAGAGTGTTTCGTTTACACCGAAAAGGTCGGGGGTTCGAATCCCTCAAGGACCACGGGGAATTAGTTAAATGGTATAACAGTTCTTTTGCAAGGAACAGTTAAGAGTTCGATTCTCTTATTCTCCACGGAAGTATGCCAGAGTGGTTAATGGAGCGGTTTGCTAAACCGTCATCGGTAATACGGTGCGTAGGTTCGAATCCTACTACTTCCGCTGTGGCATATATCACAAAAAGCCCTATTTATTTGACCTTTTTCAAAAATCCATGTATTCTAGATAGATGTTGCCGCCAATAGGAGGTCATTATGACGACAAAAAACCGAATTGGCGTAGTCATTGTAAACATTATAGTTCTTGTGTTTGCTTTGCTTACACCAACGGCGTATGCTAAGTCTACGCCTATGGCGGGAGGGTCAGCAACTGCTGTCGCTCAACCGTTCGTGCCAACTTCATTTGCAGAGGCTCCGTCAGCCAAAGCAAATAAAAAGAAGAAGGCAAAGAAGTGGAAGTGTAAGAACCAACTAGCCAACTGGCTTCATGCTGCGGGATTCCGTGGTCTGAATTTAAGGGAGGCTTGGACTATATCCATGAGAGAAAGTAATGGTACTAATCTTGGGCCTGGAATGTCTAGATTCAACGGACATGACTATGGTTTGTTCCAGTTTAATATGGGAGCATGGGGAGGTTCATCTTGGTGGGACACAGCGAGTTTGCTGACGCCAGAATATAATGCGAAAATGGCATTTAAGTTAAGTAAGGGTGGAAAGTCTTGGATTCCTTGGGGTATGAGGGATCACATGGACTTTGACACTCAAAGTTACGCAGGCATTTGGTCTAGCGATCAGTTCTATGCTTGGGTAATTGAACCATACCAGCGTTACTATGCCCAATATCCATGTAAGTAAGTAAGAAGGCAGTGGGACAAAACACAATTAAATGTGCGGCAACAGTCTCACTGCCTAGCCTCTGTAGTGAAACGGTTATCACAAGGGACTCATACCCCCTTAGTCCAAGTTCGATTCTTGGCGGAGGCACTGGTACAATACATATAAACAGAAAGGTCTACAGTGAGAATTGGTTTTGGATCTACCGACTGGGGCGATCATGTAGAGGGTCAGCCGGGCGGCTGTACGCACATGAGAGCAATGCTTCCTGCACATGGACTATCTCAGATAGGTCATCAAGTTATGGCTGGAGAGATTGGATGGAAGGATGGAGAAGGGTTCGTAATCGTTCCCCCCATTGAAAGACTTAAGAGTCAGCATAGGGAAATAATTAAAACGTACGATCAGTGTTTTGATAAACTTGATGTTATTGTTTTAAAACTTTATATGCATCAGGATGCAGTGTCTTATATTAAAAAGGCTCAAGCCTATGGCCAAACAGTAATTGTAGATACCGATGATCATTTCGAGCAGTTGCCATCAGACAACATGGCTTACCACACTACCGATCCTAAAAACAATCCAGATAATAATAGAAAGCATCTTGTTGATACCTATTCTGTTGCAGATGGAATTATTACAAGTACAAAGTTTCTTGAGCAGAAGGCTTTAAGATATAATAAAACTGTTTATCGCGTACCTAATTCATTAGATCCGTCTACCTTTATACAGAGGATGGATTTTTCTGGTGACAGGCCAACAATTGGATGGATTGGGATTATGTTATGGCGCGTAGATGACATTAAAGAAGTGGGCGCACCACTAAGAACGGTTCTTGAACAACATGATCTTAAGTTTCATCATTCTGGAATTGTTCTTAATCAGCCTAGTTGGTTTGCGGAAGCAGCAGGATTTGATCCTGAAAGAATGACTGGCTATGTTGGAGCGCGTCCACAGTTCTATTCTAATATCTTTATGCCAATCGACATTGGAATTGTTCCACTAACTAATAATCCTTTTAATGAGGCTAAGAGCAATCTTAAGGGTCTTGAGTATGCAATGAGTGGTATTCCTTTTGTTGCCTCAGATACTCAAGAGTACCGTGATCTTGCCGATCTTGGTTGTGGTAGAATTGCTAAGAAGCCAAGAGATTGGATTCGACACTTAGAAGAACTTCTTGATCCCGATGTTCGTAGAGCAGAAGCAGAGAAGAACTTTAATGTAGCAGTTGATAACTTTAGTTTGTTTAAGATGAAATACAAATGGTCTGAGGCTATTGAACTAATTCATATGAAAGCGCAATTAGATAGAAATAAACCAAAGCCAGTAGTACAAAGCACGGGGCAGATAGGTTTCGACCCATCGAAGTTTCTAGTCGCAAAAAACTAACAAAATATAATAAACGCAAACACACAAAACAACCTCGCCCTCGCTGCATAGTTAGGGCCGCGTTGCGTCTACGTAGGAACAGAAAGACGTTTTTGTAGTATAATGTAAGTTAGCAACACAATCGTTAGGACTAGAAAATAAGTTGTGGGACGCGAGTTCGACTCTCGCCTGCTCCACAAATAAACAGGAGTGATCGTAGTGGCAAAGAAATTTTTAGTTGATTTAGATCTTAGTACCAATGAGTTGCAGAATGCTGTAATTCAAAACCTTCCAGCAGCGTCTGAGCCTACTGGTGAAAAGGGCCGTTTGTACTTTGATTCAACAAATAATATTCTTAAAGTTTATAACGGTTCTCTGTGGCAGTCACTTGCAACTGGTGGTTCAGCAGTAGATACTATAGTTCTCAATGGTGATGTAACTGGTTCTGCTACTGCTATTGGATCAACTATAACTGTATCTACTTTAATTGCCGCTAACTCTGTTGCTCTTGGAACAGACACTACTGGAAACTATGTTGCTGGTGCAACTGCAAGTACTTATATTTCTATAACGGGAACTCCTGGAGAAGGATGGACACCAGTATTTGCAGTTGACGCAACTGATGCAAATACCGCATCTAAAGTTGTTGCGCGTGACGGATCTGGAAACTTTTCTGCTGGAACAATAACAGCAACACTTTCTGGTCTTGCCGCTAGTGCAACCATTGCTAATGGCGTAAAGACAAATTCTGTTGCGCTTGGTACAGATACTACAGGAAACTATGTAGGCGCTCTTACTGCATCAACTGGTGTAAATATTACAGGTGGTTCTGGCGAGGGTGTTACAAATGTAATTTCAATTGGTCAGCCAGTTGCAACATCAGACTCCCCAACATTTGCAGCACTTACAATTTCTGGAGACCTCGCTGTCAATGGTAGCGATATCACTACATCAGGTGCAGGAACCGCTAATTTATTTAACACTAATGCATTGACCTTGAATATTGGTGGAGCCGCTACAACGGTTGGAATTGGCTCTGCAAGCGGAACAACAACTATTAATAATAATCTTACTGTTACTGGCGACCTGCTTGTTTCTGGATCGGTAACCACATTAAACACTGCTACTCTTTTTGTTGAGGATAATATCTTTATTCTTAATTCAGGAGTGACTGGCGCACCTTCACTTAATGCTGGAATAGAAATAGAGCGTGGCGACTCAACTAACGTGTCCCTTCTTTGGAATGAGACTTCAGATACTTGGGTCGTCACAAACGATGGAACTAACTACGGAGATGTCACTAGAAAATATGTAGCAACTATTAGTTCATCTGCATCTTTGTCTTATCCAATTACACACAATTTTAATACAAGAGACGTAGTAGTAAATGTATATACAAATTCATCAGACTACGACACTGTTGAGGTTGATGTGTATCGTAATACTGTTAATCAGGTGACTATTGGATTTGCTGCATCTCCCGCTGTTAACTACAGAGTAGTTATTACGGGATAATAAATGTCTAAAAGATTTTTAACGCCATTAGGACTACTTAGTGCGACAAGCGATCCTGTATCTGCGTCTACTGGGGATATATATTTTAATAGTTCTTCTAATGTTACTAGGGTTTATTATGGATCGGCTTGGGTAAACCTATCTGCAAGTTCTATTTTAGCCACTCATGCCAATACTGCTTCTTCAATTGCTGGAAGCCTTGTAAGCGGAACGGTTGCATCTGCAACGGTGGCTACAACTTCTGGTCATGCTAACACTGCAAGTTCAATAAATGCTTTGCTGCTAACTGGAACAACTCTTCCTGCTGCTATTGTTAGTTCTAGTCTTACTGGAGTAGGAACTTTAGCAAATCTTACAGTTACTAATACTATTTCTGGTAGGGCCGCTTCAGCCACTGTCGCAACTCATGCTGGAACAGCATCAAGTATTGCTGGCTCTCTAGTTACTGGAACAGTAGCATCTGCTACAGTATCTTCAAGTTCTAATTTCTCTGCTTTGTCTACTACACAAACAAGTGGTAACAGTAGCACTTCTATTGCAACTACAGCATTTGTATCTAACATGATAAAATATAATGGAGCAACAAGCCCAACTACGGCATCTGTTGCTGGACATTTTGTGATAGCAGTAAGCCCTGGAACTTCATTAAATGGATCTATAATGATTCCACAAGGTGCTACAGGAAGAACATTGAACGCACTAGTTGATAGAGGAATTAATGGCGCGGCCTCTGCTGGATATATTAGAGGGTATGTGGAAAACAATGCTGGCACTCCAATTGCAGTAGGAAACGCCGTTCCACTGTATTACATAGCATGGTAAGGAGTATAATATAACAATGGCAATAATTATAGTAGACATAGATGATACACTTTTAAGAAACGGCACTCAGCCAATGCGATCAACGATTGATTGGGTTAATAGACAGTCACTTAAGTATGATATTTATTTAGTTACTGGTCGTAATAATTCTATGCGTGATGATACTGTTCGTGCTCTTAGTCGCGCTGGAGTTAAATATAATAGACTAATAATGAATACAGGATCTTCTGCTGATTCAGATCAGTTTAAGCGTGAGACTGCTGGAAGATTAAAGACAAAGACTCGTATCGCTTTAGCGGTTGACAATAGTGATTCTGCAAGAGAAGCATATAGTTCTATCGGAATCCCAACCAAAAATCCTTCCGCTTTGAGCGATAGTACGTTAAAATTAAACATAAACTTTGGAGGAACAAATGCCTTACGATATTAGAAGAAACTATAAGGGCAAGTCTGGATATTCTGTAGTCGGTCCAGATGGAACCGTAAGAGGAACTCATTCAACAAGAACCGCCGCAACAGAGCAACAACGTGCTTTGTACGCCGCTGAGTCTGGGATGAAAAAGGCTGAAGACATGACGCTTTATAATCAACTTACCCCAGATGAGAAAGCGTTCCATGATGCTATGGATGCTATCGTTGCAAAGTATGGAAAGATAGATGAGGATGGCAGTGGTATATGGGCTGGCTATGACTCCCCAGAAGAAAATCCAGATTCAAAGTACGGTGTAAAGTGTGGAAACTGTGCTCACTTTCAGGGTGGTAATCAGTGTGCTATTATTTCTTTGCTTGTTAATGAGAATGGTATATGTCGTCTCGCCGTTATCCCAGATGGTTATGTAAACTATAACGTTATGAAGGGCGATTTCTGGGGCGGAAGATTTAAACAATAGTTTAAATGTAAATGATGTAATTAGTGGCACTTCTGTCACTAAAATTAGAAACGGACTACTTGATGAATATTATTATTAGTGGAACTGAAAAGTTTCAAGACTACCATACTTTTATGCGTGCTGTTATTGTGGCTATTGATGAATCATTGAAGCCAGATGACAATAAGATAAACCTGTATTCTGTTGGTGGATATAAAACTAATCAGTTTACGGCAGAGTTTGTTAATAGGTCGGAAAGATACTTAAAGCAGAAAGGCATTAAGCCTCGTTATTATATTGTTCCTAAGAAAGATGTTGTAGAAAAGTTTGATAACTATGATGTAGATATGTTATTATATTTATCAGGCAAGAAAGAAAATCTAGAGATTTTAGATAGCCTAGTTACCGCCGCACAAAATAGGGATATTGATGTGCGCATATATAAGATATAGGAGAGCATGTGAC